CGTCCGGATCTTTCCCCGTTAACTTATTCCATTTCTCCTGACATCCCTCACCGACGAGAGTCTGGTCAAATATCCAATAATTCGGCCTTGAATGTGTTGGTAGTCTTCGTGTAATCTATCACAAGGAGGCCCCCAGCGCTATTGAACAGGCCGTAGCCCTTTCCGTAGACACCAAGATGTATATTACCTTCTTTAGATATGCCCGCCACCCATGGAAGGAGTTCCGTTGAGACATCATACGGGCTAAGTGTCGTGTTTATACGGATCCTATTCCCGTCTTTTACGGCCCGTACAATATCCTTTAACCCCGCTTCCCCTCCTACGGCCACAGAGATCTCATCGGTGGTGGATGAGGAGGTTAGTGAGTAGAACCCTGAATTAAGCGGATAGTAATAAAGATTCAACACTCTCAGTTCGCTAGAGTCCTCACCCATCATTTTAAATCTGTATGTTTTCTCCAGAATAGGAGATGTCCATATGAGAACCGGAAAGTTAAACCCGGATTCAACGGTCACGGGTATGGATCCGCCCAATACGCCTGACCCATACATGATATAGAATTTTTTCCTTTGTCCAACCGCTAGGGCTATTTTCGCCCGACCTTCGTCTCCCCCGAACGCGGTAAAGCAACCCGTGGCGGTATATGAATCCGGTTTACTAAGGTAGTATGTATCATCCCCGCTCTTGATAATCTCGCAAGAGAATGTCCATGCGCTATCGTTATCCGTGCCATTTATCTTGACAGTCCTCATCTTGCCAGACGCTACGTATGTCAACGCTAGTGAGCATTTCCCCGTCTCAAAGGAAGCGTCTACAAAGCATTTGTGATTGCCTATATATATATCAGGAAGAGACTCTTCGTACTCACTTGTGTGAATGCTGGAGAATGCTGCGGCTAAGTAGGGAATCACGTTGGTATCACCACTAGCATCTAACGACGATACTATATCCTCGCTAGAGGAGGCCTCGGACAAGCCCGCTACAGCCAAGGGCAATTTAAGCACTTCTTTAAAGTTTTTCAACTTCCCGTGGTCATCAGCGCTCATCAACCCGGAGTTGATGTCATCGGCCACGTTCAACTTTTTAAACGAGCCTTCCGAGACACCGTTGGCAGACGGGGTGAACACGTACTGTCCTCCACCCACCAGCTCCGCAGCGTTAGAGACATTCACGTTGCCCGCCCCGCCCTCGCCGGAGCCGGACTGGATGAATATGTTTCCGCTTCCTACGATGGATTGCCCGTTGATCGTCTTCAGGCCTGTCTCCTTGACGAACTTGCTGTCGTTCTCTAGGTCGCTGGTCCTGGCGGGGATCTTGGTGCCGGAAGGTAACGCTCCGATCTCGACGGCCGTGTATTTCGGCTTTGTGGACGAATTGACCCATGAGGGTTTATTCAGGACTTTATTCCAGTCCACGGAATCTGCCGTGCCGCCGCCACCGCCTTGTATGGTTATGTCACCGCTACCCAGCAAGGAATAGCCGTTGACGGTTTTCAGTCCTGTCTCCTTGACGAACTTGCTGTCGTTCTCCAGGTCGCTGGTCCTGGCGGGGATCTTGGTGTCCCCGTCCATCACCTTGGCGGGCAACGCCGCCACTTTGGCCAAGAGCTCGTTGATCTTGGCTGTCGTGTAATTCAATAGTCCCATCTTATCTCAATGCTTTAAGTTCCACGTCGTTCGAATCTATCAATATCTCACCGGCCGAGTCGCGGAGGTATTCCCTCCGTCCTGCCTGCCGGACTACGCGGACGGCCCGGGCATCTCCGCCCCGGGTTGTCCGGAATGTTATCTCCATATACCTGTCCACGCCCTCGTTCGGGGTGTCTGACGAGATCGAGGCGGGCCCGTCGCCGGGCCCGGGTACCCCGATGACGATATTCCCGCCGGTCGCCCCGTCCCATGGTATCTTGACGGTGTCTATCACTCGACCGTCCAGTCGGTGTTAGACTCCACGTTCACGGTCACCGGGTTGCCCTGGTAATCCAGCTGGATGTCGCCCTCGGCCACACGTAAGTAAGCGTCGCCGGCGGCCAGTGTCAGCAGGCACACGTCCTGGTGCCCGCCCTCGTCCGTGACGATGACCTGCCGGGTCTGTGGATCGATCTCCGTGTTCGCCGGGACTGTCACGGCGATGGAGAAATTATAGACCGCCAGTCCGCCGGGATCGCCCGTTATCGCCTCGCCGTTCGCCGTTTGTACGCTGTTCGCCGTGTAATGGGCGGGTAGCGCTATGTCCAGGTCTCCCGTACCGAGGGAGAAGGTCAGCCGCTTGGAGTTGCTGACCCCGGATATGGTAACCACCTTTCCCGTCTTCTCGCTCGCCGCCGTGTCCGCTATGTCCACGTATTCGGGCTTACCCGCCTGCATGACCGTCCTCTGGACATCCGGACAATTCACCGCTTTCCATATCAATACCGTACTACGCGTGTTCCGGCCGGTATGCTCTGCGTCCGACCTTACGCTAACTTCCTTGTCACCCGATCCTTGGGGCGGGGTGACCACCGCCCATGCCGCTTTCGCCATGATGATTTGTCTTTTAAATTGTTACTCACTCGATTCTCCATTCCGTGTTCGATCTCACCTCGAACAGGGCGGGCATGGTCTCGGTCACCCATACGGGATCGGAGGGGGCGACCAGCAGCCACACCCCGTAATCCACGTCGCAGACCTTGGACAGTCTCGCACCGACCCTCGCCGTCCTCCTGAGAAAGGCGCTCGCGGCTTCGATCCGCCCGAGCTCCGCCCGGATGGTGTCCAGCCTTATGATATGTCCCCTAACGCACGCCATACCTCACCGTCTCGTCCGTCTCGATGCCTATTATCTCCGTCCGTACGCCGTCCGTCATGTTCGCATCCGGGATCTCCACCCGCACCTGGCACTTGATCCGGCCTCCCCCGATCAGGGAGGTATCCAGCGTGACAACATAGGTGTCACTGTCAATCCGGGTCATCCCGGATTTGGGGATCGTCACCGTCCGGTTGGAATAGACGTAGAACAGGGCCTCGAACCCCACTTCGTCCATCGTCAGCCCGCCCGGCAGCTCGAGGCTCAGGGCGAACTTCATCTCCGTGCCGGTTATCGACACGTTGTCATTCCCGTACCCCATGGCGGCCTCCCGTCTCTCCGGTTACGAACTCATACCCGTATTCCTCGGATACGGTATCCGTCGAGATCGAGATCGTGATCCCGCTCCCCTCCGGAAGGTCCCTCGCCGCCGGGAGGGGTCGCTCCGGGATATAATCCGCGCATCCGGTGAGGATCGCGCATAAAGCCATTAGAATCTTTTTCATGTTATACTTCCTTTAATGATATGCTGTTGACACTTACCGTGCAGCCCTCGGCCGTGACGAATATGAATCCGTCGCTGGCCGTGCTGTCCCTTCTCGCCGTGAACTCGGCGGTCAGGATCTTGTAAGAGGTTGATAATTCCCCGCCATTGTACGAGCCATAGAAAAGAACGTCCTCCGATACGTAATCTGCGAACGACGATCCGATGAACCCTATCAGTGACGCGCTGGAGATGGAGGCCTTCATGGAGAGGGTCATCCTGTATTTGTGGCCCTGCTCCAGCTTGCCGCCCATGTAGCCCCGGTCGAACATCACATAGTTGGATTCTCCGGACCAGCCGTTGAACCTGACGGATGCCGTCCCACCGCCCACGGACACCACGGAGGCGTTGCCGTAGGCGTTCCAATAAGAACCGCTCGTCAAGGCCACGCCGGAGAATATCTCGTCCCCCGTGACGGTGTACCGCTCGAAATAGGCGGTGAGGCTCTTGTTCCCGTCCATCGTGACCGAATGCGTCTGGTAGCCGCCGTCAGACCACCGGACGAAACGCCATCCGCTGGCTGCGGCGCACGATACCGTCGCCTTGGATCCTGCGTCGTAACCTCCCGACCCGGAGACGGAGCCGCCACTGGATGGGCTGGCCGATAGCGACAACGTGTACCTTGTCACTTGGATCCGGGTAAAATAGGCCACGAGGCTCTGCCCGGCGGAGC